GCTGTTCGACGAAGCCGAGCGCCGCCTGGTCCACAAGGATGACGTGCTCAACCTGCTGCCGTCGCACGGCTGGGACGAACTGAAGAAGCATCCGGGCTGGCGGGTGGCGCGCGACACCGAGATCGGGTTCGACCCGACCGAGCGCGACAGCTCGGTCAAGTGCAACATGTTCGGCGGCTGGCCCACCACGCCGCGCGAAGGTTCGTGCCAGATGCTGCTGGAGCTGCTGTTCTACCTGTGCAGCAAGGACCCTAACGCGCGCGAGATATACAACTGGATTCTGTGCTGGCTGGCTTACCCGCTGCAGCACCGCGGGGCCAAGATGCACAGCGCCATCGTGGTCCACGGCCCGCAGGGCACAGGAAAGTCGCGCATCTTCGAGGCTGTGGCCGATATCTACGGCACCTATGGCCGGGTGCTGGGGCAAGACGCGCTCGAGGACAAGTTCAACGCCGACTGGGCCGAGAAAAAGCTGTTCATCGTCGGCGACGAAGTCATGGCCAAGGTCGAGATGTACCACGTCAAGAACCGGCTCAAGGGCTTCATCACCGGCAGCACCATCCGCGTCAACCCGAAAAACGTCGCCGCCCACACCGAAAAAAACCAGATGAACATCGTGTTCCTGTCGAACGAGCGGCAGCCGATGATTCTGGAAAACGACGACCGCCGCCACCTGGTGATCTGGACCCCGCCCAAGCCCGACGAAGACTTTTTCGCCCAGGTCAACGCCGAAATCGACAACGGCGGCATCGCCGCCCTGCATCACTACCTGTTGAACCTGGACCTGGGCGACTTCAAGCCATGGACCAAACCGCCCATGACCGAAGCCAAGCAGGATCTGATTGACCTCGGCCTGTCGAGCGAAGAGCGCTTCCTGCGCGAATGGCAGCAGATGCAGGTCGAAGGGCGCGATGGCGAGCCGGTGCCGTTCTGCCCCTGCCTCGGCTCGTCGCTGTATCGCGTCTACGAAGACTGGTGCAAGCGCCAGGGCGAATTCCGCCCCAGGCCCGCCAACCACTTCATGAACTTTTTTGCCAAGCAGGGAGGCTGGGCCGCCGGCAAGTCGGACGCCACCTGGGTCAGCCTCAACGACAAGACCATCAAGAACCGCAAGATGGTCGTCCCCGGCGAGACCGCCATGCTCGACGCCATCAAGCGCGCAGCGCCCAGCAGCGGCCAGCAGCGCCTGGCGCGCGAACTGTGCGGCAGCAAGGCCGAATGGCTCACCGTGTGTTTTTTCGCATTCGAAGCCGCGATCGGTGGCCAGCCATGAATCCACGGGCAATCCACGGGCAATCCACGCCAAACACCCCCGCAACCCCTGTAATCCACTCAATCCACGCCATCCACGCCACCCCGCGCACATACGCACACGAACGCATCGCGGGACCACTCCGCAAACGTGTGTTGCCTCGCGTGTGTATTCCTACCCGTGGATACCGTGGATTGAGTGGATTAAAGGGTTTAAAGCCGAAAACTGGTGGATTGCCCGTGGATAGTGCCGTGGATTTTAAAGACTGGACGGATTCAATGAGCCAACCCCAAGCTAAGCCCCTGCGCCAAACCATGCCCACCGTCGCCGCCTGGGTCGACGAACTGCGCGAAGCCTTCGGTGCCGACGCCATCAACGACGCCATACGCAACGGCGTGGCGGGCGGGTCGGCGTTCCACGCAACGGAGGGCGGGCACAGCATCGGAACCAGCGTTGATCTTGTCCCCTATGTCGGGCGTGTCAGTGTCAGCCTGGCCGACATGGTGGTGCTGAAGTCAGAGAAAGCGGGCGCGCGATGATCACCGAAAGCCGCGCCGACTTCGCCCGCCGCATGGGGTGGAACCGTTCCAGCGTCACCAGGGCTGTCCAGGATGGCCGTGTCGTGCTCGAAGGCGACCTGGTGGACGTGGATGCCTCCCTGGCAAAAATAAACGCGATGGCGAGCCCGTCAGCCCATCACCGGGCGCATGCGCAGCAGCTGGCGGAGGATCGCTACGCCAAGGCAGACGCCACGCATGAGGGAACGTACCCGCTGCCAAATTCGCGCGTTCCGGTCACGATTTCAGGCGAATCCATCGAAGAACTCAACCGCCGCCTGAAGTGCGCCGAGGCCAACAAGCGCGAGCACGAAGCCGACATGGCTCGGATGGAGCGCGAGACGATGGCCGGCAACCTGATCGCGCGCGAGGACGTGGAGTTCACGCTCGACGACTTCGGCGCCACCCTGCGCAGCCTGATGGAGAACTGGCCTGACCGCCTGGCCCCGGTGGTGCAGCCGCTGCAATCGATCGAAGAAACCCACGCCGCGCTGGCCGAGGCGGCACAGGACGTGCTGCAGACGATGCATGAGCAGCTGGCGCGCCGGGCCAGCGAAAGGAAAGCATGACCGCCGCCCTCCCGCTCTCCGTCACCCACTGCCTCGAGCGCCTTGCCCGCGCCGTCAAGCCGCGCGACCGCCTCAGCGTCTCCGCCTGGGCGGACAAGTTCCGCGTCCTGTCGTCCAAGCAATCCGGCGAGCGGGGCCGCTGGCGCACCTCGCGCAACCCCATCCTGCGCGAGATCATGGACTGCCTCTCGGCCACCAGCCCGGTGCGCGAGATCATCGTGATGAAGTCCAGCCAGGTGGGGGTGACCGAGGCGATGGTGAACGCCATCGGCTACACCATGCACCACGCGCCCAGCCCGATGATGGTGCTGATGCCGACGCTGGAGGCGCGCGACAAGTGGAAGCTGCAGAAATTGAACCCGCTGCTGCAGGAAGCCGGCGTGGTGCGCGACATCCTGGGCGGGATGAAGTCGCGCGACGCTGCGAACAGCAAGGACAGCATCGACTTCCCGGGCGGCATCCTGTTCCTGGCCGGCGGCAACTCGCCCAACAGCTACGCGCAGGTGACGGCGCGGGCGGTGCTGATGGACGACCTCGACCGCTTCCCCGGCGAGATCGGCGAGGAGGGTGACCCGGTGGCGCTGGCGCGCGGGCGCTGCAAGTCTTTTCCGCGCTACAAGCTGATGCTGGTCTCGACGCCGACGATCAAGGAAGCCAGCCTGATCGAGCGCGAATACAAGCTCAGCGACCAGCGCCGCTACCACGTCCACTGCCCGGCCTGCGCCGCCGCGCAGCACCTGAAGTGGGAGAACCTGAAGTTCGACCAGGTCAACAAGCCGCCGCAGTCGGCCTGGTATGAATGCGACGCCTGCGGCCATGCCATCGAGGAACACCACAAGCCCGCGCTGCTGGCGGCCGGGCAGTGGGTGCCGACGCACCCGGAAATCAAGCGCCGCGGCTACCACGTCAGCGCGCTGTACGCGCCGATCGGCCTCGGCCCGTCGTGGCTGGATCTGGCCACCAAGTTTCTCGAAGCCAAGCAGGACCCCGGCACCCTCAAGACCTTCATCAACACCGACCTGGGCGAAACGTGGGAAGACCAGTCCAGCGCGCTGAAGACCAACGAAATGGAAAAGCGCATGGAGCTCGACCACGACCTGGGCCAGATCCCGCCCGGCGTGGTCGCGCTTACCGCCTTCATCGACACGCAGGACACCTGGCTCGACTGCCACCTGCTCGGCTGGCATGAGGGCGGGTACAGGCTGATCGACTGGCACCAGATCCAGGGCGACACCGCGCGCCCCGAGGTGTGGAACGAAGCCGCCGCCTGGCTCAACGCGCCGCGACTCAACGCCTGGGGCAACAAGCTCGGCATCCGCGCCGCCGGCGTCGACAGCCGCGGCCACCGGGGGCAGCAGGTGCGCGCCTTCGTCCAGCGCGCCGACCTAAAGCTGCGCGTGTACGCCTGCCAGGGCAGCACCAGCCGCCTCGGCCGCGCCATTGCCACATCGCCCAGCTACCCGGACAAGGACCGCCGCGGCAAGACGATCAAGGGCGGCTACGCGGTGTGGAACATCGGCACCGAGTTCTGCAAGGATTACCTCTACGGGCACCTCGTCGCCGACGGCGCGCTGCCGGTCGAGGACCGCCGCTACCGCTTCCCCGCCGGCCTGCCCACCGACTATTTCGACGGCCTGCTGTCCGAGGTCTACAACCCCGAAACCAAACGCTACGAACAGAAAAAAGGCGCCCGCTACAAACGCAACGAACCGCTCGACGGCATCGTCGGCGCCTGGGCCATCGGCCAGCACAAGGAAATCAACATCGGGCGATTCCGCAACGGCAAGCCCGATCCGGGATGGTTCGCCCGGGTGAGGTCGGTGCTGGAGGCGGGCGAGCCTGGGGCGGGGCAGCCCGAGGCCGTGCCTGCGCCTGCTCCGGTAGCTGAAGCCGTACCGCAAAAACACCAGCCGATCATGCGCTCACGCGCCGGAATCACCCGCCGATAACTTACCAGGACCGAACATGGCAAGTCTTCGCGACGAGCTTGAAATCATTATGGAATGGTTGAACGCCAAACACCCCCAGGCGAGCTTCGGCGAGCAGTGCGCGCGCGAGCTCGAGCTCGTGATCCGGCAGCGCCTCGGCGGCGACAGAATCTACGTGACGCCACCGGATAGCCGCAAGGACCCGTCGCGCGCCGAGGCGATCCGCTCGGCCGCATCGCGCCTGCCGACCGGCGTGGTGTCGCAGCGCCTCGGCGTGTCGCGGCAGCTGATCGCATACCACGTCAAGAAAGGCAAAAAACCGGCCGGATAACTTTACACCATGCACTCAAGCTGCCTGCATGGGATACACCGTACCAACCGCCGAACCTACCGCGCTCCGTGCTGGCGACACCTGGCAATGGCGGCGTGAGGACCTGTCCGACTACCCGGCGTCCGCGTGGACGCTGAAGTATTACTTCCGCAACGCTTCCGCATTCTTCGACGTCACCGCCGCGGCTGACGGCAATGCGTTCGCCGTGAGCGTGCCCAAGGCCACGACGGCGGGCTATACGGTCGGGGATTATGACTGGGTCGCGGTGGTCGAGTCCGCCGCCGAGCGCTACCAGATCGACGCCGGCCTGCTCGCCGTCGAGCGCGACCTGGCCACCGCCGCCGCTTACGATGCGCGCAGCTTCGCGCGCACCATGCTCGACGCGGTGGAAGCCGCGCTCACTGCCAAGGCCACGTCGCAGCAGCTCGACCTGGTGCAAGCGGCGCTGGCCGACCGCTCGCTGCAGTACAACCCCGCCGCCCTGATGACGCTGCGCAGCCAGCTCAAAAACGAGGTGAAGCGCGAGCAGGCTGCGCAAAACGGCACCGATGACCGGCGCCTGCTGGTGCGGTTCGGCTGATGGCTGGCTTCCTTTCACGCCTGTTCGGAAAAAACCGCAAGCGCGCCGCCCCGACGGTGAGCCAGCGCATGTTTGCCGCAGCCCGCTCCGACCGCCTCACCAGCGGCTGGCGCTCGGCCACGACCAGCGCAGACGCCGAATCGGTGCAAAGCCTGGTGATGATGCGCAACCGCTCGCGCCAGCTGGTGCGCGACAACGCGCACGCCAAGCGCGCGCGGGCGGTGGTGGTTAACAACGTGGTCGGCCAGGGCATTGGCCTGCAGGCAGCGATCACCAACAACCGCGGACGGCTGGTCGAGGAATTCAACGACCCGATCGAGCGCGCGTGGCGCGAATGGTGCCGCGCGGAAAACTGCCACATAGGCGGCAGCCTGCATTTTTCCGACATGGAGCGTCTGTTGGTCGGCGAAGTGTTCGAGGCCGGCGACGTGATGGTGCGCATCCACCGCAGCGGCACCGGCGCCGTGCCGCTGTCGCTTGAGGTGATCGAGGCCGAGCGCCTGGCCGAGGAATGGGAAGCACCGTCGCACAACGGCAACCTGGTGCGCCAGGGTGTCGAGGTCGACGCCTATCATCGCCCGGTCGCCTACTGGATGCACGAATTCCACCCGGGCGACCCGCGCAGGCCGATGGTGCAGGATCGCCTGATCCGCGTGCCGGCCGATGAGATCATCCACCTGCGCATTCTCGACCGCTGGCCGCAAGTGCGCGGCGTGCCATGGATGCACGCCGCGATGACGCGGCTGAACCAGCTTGGGGAATTCCAGGACTCCGCAGTCGTGGCCGCCCGCACGGGCGCCGACAAAGTGATGGTGCTCGAGGAATCCGAATCAGGCGGGCTTGCCGAGGCCATGAAGGCGATGGACCCCGAGTTCGAAAACGACGGCACGCACGTGTGGAACAGCGGCAAGGGGCAGGTCGACATCCTGCCCGCCGGCACCAAGATCGCCGACTGGAACCCGACCTATCCAAACGAGAATTTCGATCCCTTCGTGCGCTCGGCGCTGCGCGACATCGCCGCCGCGTTCGGCGTCAGCTACGAGGCGCTCAGCCGCGACTACAGCCAGAGCAACTACAGCAGCAGCCGTCTTTCCCTGATCGACGACCGCGACCTGTGGCGCACGCTGCAGCAGTGGTTCATCCGCAATTTTCGCGAGCGTCTGCACCGGGTCTGGCTCGAATCCGCCGTGCTGTCGCGCGCCATCCCCGAGGTGCCGGTGGCGTCCTACGTCGCCAGCCGGGACAAGTTCGAGACCGCACGCTGGAAGCCGCGCGGCTGGAGTTGGGTCGACCCCACCAAAGAAGTCAACGCCTACAAGGAAGCCGTGCGCTGCGGCTTCACCACCGTATCCAATGTCATCGCCATGACCGGCGGTGGCCAGGACCTGGAGGATGTGCTGAAGGAGCGCGCGCGCGAGCTTGAAATGATGGCGGACGCCGAGCTCAAGTTCGACACCGACCCCGGCATGCCGGCCGCTGGCGCGCCGCCTGCCGTGCCGCCCGCGAAGCCGGATTCAGAAACCGACGACGTCGTGCCGCAGCCCGGCGCGAAATCGAAAGTCATCACCATGAAAAGGGACGCCACATGAGCGAACTGAAACTCCCACGTCTGGCGCGCGATTTCAGCGGCGCGCAGATCGAAAAGCGCGAGGCCGCCGGCGTCTACAGCCTGAGCTTCCCGGCCAGCTCGGAGCTGCCGGTCGAGCGCTGGTTCGGCACCGAAATCCTGAGCCACGACCCCGGCGCGGTGAACCTCGACCGTGTGCAGGGCGGCGCAGCCCCGCTGCTATTCAACCACAACTGGGGCGACCCCATCGGCATGATCGACGGCGGGACGCTGGTCGACGGTCGCCTGATGGTCGACGCCCACCTGTTCGACACGCCGCGCGCCAACGAAGTGCGCGCCATGATCGAAGGCGGCCTGCGCAACGTCTCCATCGGCTACGACATTTCGGCGATGGAGGAGAACGTCAAGAGCAACACCTACACCGCCATCGACTGGTCGCTGCTCGAAGTTTCCATCGTCACCGTTCCGGCCGACCCCTCCGTCGGCGTCGGCCGCAGCGAAGACACCAATCAGAAACCGGTGCGCCTGGTGCGCACCGGAGAAGAAAACCCCCCGGCGAGTCCCGCCATCATCTCGAAAGGAGCCATCATGGCTGAAGTGAACCAGGCCCCGGCGGGCCATAACGCCGGCACCACCGACAGCGCTGCAATGGAGCGCCTGCGCATCAAGACGCTGACCGACCTCGGCCGCCAGCACAAGATTGCCGACGACCAGATCCGGGCGATGATCGACGACGAGCACTGCACCGCAGACGAGGCCGCGCGCCGCGTGCTCGACGTGCTGGTCGCCCGCAGCGGTCAGGCCAAGTCCGCCGCTCCTTCCGATATCGGCCTGACCCGCGCCGAGACCGACAAATTTTCGATGATGAACGCCGTGCGCGCCGTCATCAACAAGGACTGGTCGAAAGCTGGTTTAGAGTTGGAAGCCCACAAGGCGATCCAGCAGCGTCTCGGCGGCAACCCGCTCAACGAACACACGTTCTACGTGCCGCTGGAAGTCCAGAGCCGCCAGCTTGCCAAGCGCGACATGACGGAGGCCGGCGTTTCGGGCTCCAACTTCCTCGTCGGCACCCAGAACATCAGCATTATCGACCTGCTGCCTAACCGCAGCGTGGCG